AACATATCTTCATAAACCAAAGTCTCAAACTCTTTCCGCGTTGACTTTTTCAGTCGCGTCCTTGCGTCCTTCGATTTTTGGTTCATACCTTGTATGCTCCTTTGCTATTCAGTTAAATAAAAAAAAAGCACGGCCCTACTACAAAGCCGTGCTCATGTATGCAGTTATTATTTTGCTTCTTCTGCCGCCGCTTTCTCGATAATCAACTTGAGCAATACCATGCCAATATCAAGCGCAACCGGCACAACAAAGGTATCACGAATACGACACCAGCCACTTTCGTTCGGTGCGTCTGCTTTGCACTCTGCCTTGATTTCGTCTACAAGAGCCTGTGCAAACTCTACGCCTTCCGTGCCTACCCAGCCGACAAACTTATCCTTCAAGCCTTTGCCGACTTCTTCAAGTTTCAGTGCCTCAAGAACGGAATCGCGAATCGTTACCCAATCACTCATAAGTCAACACTCCTTTACATTTTGATTTTACATTTTATGTTTTGGTCTTTACATTTTATGTTTCCCTTGACTTTCCCTTGACTTACTCCTTGACTTTCCTTAACTTTCCTTAACTAATTGCCTGTTCGTAGTCAGTTACGCCTCTAGCAATGGCACGGGCAAAATCATCAGCATGGTATTTGAGAAGTGCCGCGTCCTCCTCGTTGTTGATGAACGCAAGCTCGACAAGACAAGCAGGCATGTCTGTATTGCGAACAACATAGAAATTAGCTTCTTTTAGTCCACGGTCTGGGAAGTCTGGGTCAATCTCACCAAACGCGCCGACAATCTGACGCTGAATACAACCTGCAACATCGCGGCCACCAATACTGCCAGGATAAGAAAAGGTTTCCACACCACGCGCGAATTCACTAGCAGCAGAATTGCAGTGAATCGACACAAACACATCTGCGCCCCATTCGTTAGCAGCGTCGCAAATCTCACTAAGAGAATCGGATTGTAGCGTTACTACATCACAGCCTGCGGCCTGCAAATAGCCCTCCACTAAATGACCAACCGTAGCGGCTACATCAGACTCACGCAGACCACAACCGCATGCTCCGGGGTCAGGGTTTCCGTTCGGTGCATGACCACAATTGATAAATACCTTCATGTTTAATCCTCCTTTATAATCTCATCGTTCTCATCAAACTTCGGCAATCGTATCTTGCTTATGTCGTGCAAATATTCCCACGCGTCGGGGAGAAAACACTCTACAAATAATAGCTGCTCCCCAAGTGTCATTTCCTTACAGTCTTTTCCCTTAAGACTTTCTTTCTCCACTTGTGCCGCCCCCTGCTAGTGCCTTTCCCGTTATGACACCACCTAAGCTACCTGCTATCGTACATGCTACATTGTCATTGTAACCAAGGACAATGCACGCTAACAGCGCGGCACCTAACGCAAATGCACAGATGTTGTCCTTGGTGATTATTTCCTTCATTTCAGCACCCCCCACAGAGCAATTGCCGCCATGACACTCCATGTGAATATATCCTTTGCGCTGATAACAGAGGTTTTGTGTTGCTCTAAATCCTGCAACCTCCCTTCGTGGTTATTCAGCTTTTCCCGTATCAGCTTGTTATCATCCGTGAGTTTGTCTAGCAATGTTTCTACCCTCACAAGCCGTTCCGAAATCTCTGATAGTTTGAGCATGATTTTGTCGTCCAATGTGACCACCCCCCGGCTGTGTTAATCTCTGCTCTTTCCACAAAACGGACTATATGTATCTTTTTCGCTATGAAGATTTTCCAACGCAAAGAAGAACATAATCAAGGAGAGATGCAGCAGCCCTTTCATGTCATTGTTGGCTTTTGGCGGTTCGGCTTTTATTTCCCAATCCTCTGCCAGCATATCGTCTGGCCTTGGAATCCACGTTTTATGCCCATCAAAAGAATTATCTCTGCCTAAAGAAATATATGGAGAAACAAATGGCGGACAACTTCCTATGTAATCAACAGTAATCCATGTGTCGTTTTTCCACTCTTTACGACATACACGCTTTCCGTCTTTCATTGCTTGAATAGCTTCACCAAAATTCATTCTCATTCCTCCTTAAATATCACTTACTATCCACCACATAACCATCACTATAGCTATCACTAGCAGTATCATGATTATGCGTTCTGCTTTGGTTGGTTCCATGTTAGCTAATTTGGAAACATGGAGCAAAAGCCCTGCTAAGATTTGCGTAAGAGCTAGTTACAGTTCCGTTAGGTCGATTGTCACACCATGCTGTATTACTGCCACCATTTGTTGAGCGTGACCACCAATAAGCGCCTGTCGTTGTAGCGTCATGTTTATATTTCTGCTTTCCTGCGGTGTCAGCAAAAACGCTATACTGTACTTGCTTGTTCTGCTCGTACTGGTTAGCTAAACTTCGCGTTCCGTAAATTTCAAACTGCGCGGGCAACCATATCTTGTCTTGCGTTGCTGTAACTGCGCTTGCAGTTCCATTTCCGTTTCCGACGTTATCTGAATACTTGGTACACTCTGTTATAATGTATTGCCATTCTGTCGGCAAAACGTTGAAAAATGCTGAGCAGATATTTGTTCGCATTTGACACGATTTCCAACCGCCACTAGTTGTGTTAGTGGCGTTCATCGAAAAGAATCCATTAACACCTCCGCAGTTACCACCGTATTTTGAGTCAGCAAAAGCAATAACAGTTCCACCGCTGGTCTTAGCAAACTGCAAATGTATATTGTGTGCTCCGCCACTTTCCAAGGCTTTATTGTGGTCAAAGCCGATAATATATGCGTAATATGTGCCGTTAAGTGATAAGTTACCGACAGTACCTTTTAGTTTAATAGGAATTTTGTCACCTACTCTCCAAAGAGTAGACGCTATACCTGCTCTTACCGCAGCTTGAATTTGTTCCGGGGTATTATTTGCAAATACCGGGTCAGCCGACGGCGCTTTTTCAAAGACAGTAACCCCATTATTTATAACCTTATCTAAGTCTGTACCGTTATAAATAACACTCTTTACCTCCACGCCATTATGAATCATGGTCATTTAGACTCACCTCCGTGTTCTTCAAGCCACGCCTCCACGTCCTTTTTATACCTTGCAGGCACACGGTCGATTGTCATTTTCCCTGCTAAAATGCGTTCGCCATATTTTGCAATACGTTCTTCATAAGTCATGATATAGCCTCCTTACAGTGTCGATAACGTCAGTGTGCCTGTGGAAGAGTCAAAGCTAACTACACGCGGATAATTTGACAGGTCGATATAGCCGGAGAGCACGTCAAGTTTGTAAACGCCGGTCTGATATTCGACGACTGCGACATTTTCGCCGGCAAAATAATCATTGCCTGTCCCTTCCACAAAACGGCTATCCGTCGTGAAATCATCGTAGATGTTGTATACCCAACCTAACATTTCACTGGTCAGCGTTGCAGGCAAATTCGCAAAAGCGATACTGCCTTTTGCTTTATAAGTCATAGACATAGCACTTTGCAGATTGGTAATATCTGTCTGCGCTGTTGCCATACTTGTTTGGAGTGTACCTATATTCCCCTGTGCCGTGGTCATGCTATTTTGCAGAATACCGATATTTGACTGAGCTAACCCAACGTCACCACCTAACGAAACTATATCATTTTGTGCTGTCCCCACATCGGTTTGTAGGTCTGTAATATCAGTATTGATATCGGAGAACTCTGCACTTATTGCTGACTGACTCATAGTGCCGTCTGTGTTACTACCTGTAGTGGGATATACTTTGGTGATACCTGCCGTAGTATCTGTAGCAGTGCCAGGTGCAGCATTGTTAATAGCCGACGTGATAGCCGCCTGGCTCATAGTGCCATCGGTATTACTTCCTGTGGTAGTATATACTTTTGTAACGCCTGCGGTAGTATCTGTGGCAGTACCAGGAGTGACTGAGTTAATAGCAGACGTTATAGCCGACTGTGTCATAGTGCCGTCCGTATTATTTCCTGTGGTACCGTATATCTTAGTTATGCCTTCTCTTGTGTCTGTAGCTACACTTGCGCCTGCAAACTGACGCACCGTCCAAACCACAGTACCATCTTGCACCACGTCACCGACCGATGGATTATTTATTACCAAATCGCCGGAGGCCGTAACGCCACCCGTGGTACATTCGATATACATTGTGTTCATCGTCCAGGTGAAGAACGCCATGTCACCTACGTTATAGCGTGTATCTTCTTGACGATAGCCAAACTTACCGCCTACGATATGGATAACTTCTGCCGCTTTTTCAGCCGCCGTGGTAGCACTACCTGCGGCCGCCGTCGCCGAATTAGCCGCAGCCGTCGCACTGGCCGACGCATTTGTGGCCGCCGTCGTACAGGTTTCTTCTGCGTCACCGATGGAGTCCGCCGCGTCCTGCGCGTCCTGTGCCGCTTGCTGTGCAACCTCCACGGAATCACCGATACTGGCTACGCTATTAGCTGCCGACGTTGCACTTCCTGCCGCTGCCGTAGCTGACGTTGCCGCATTGCTTGCCGCTGTTTCTGCCGCCGTCTTTGCCGTAGTCGCTGACGTTGCCGCCGTCGTAGCGTTCGTTTCAGACGTTGCCGCAGCACTTGCCGAACCTGCCGCCGACGTTGCGCTTGACTGTGCTGTAGCAGCACTACCTGCCGCCGCTGTCGCTGAACCTGCTGCCGCTGTTGCACTGGCTACAGCCTCCGCCGCTTTTGACGTTGCCGTCTGTGCTGCCTCGTCAATGCTTGCCGCACTTGCCGCCGCCTCTGCTGCCTTTTCGGTACACGTCGCCACGCTTTCGTCCATGCTTGCCGCACTTGCCGCAGCAGCCGTCGCACTGGCAGCCGCGTTCGTTTCGCTTGCCTCTGCCGCCTCTGCCGCCGCTATTGCCTCCGTCGCTTTTTGCAGGCCAAGTTTTGCAGTTTCGATGATTTCATTGAAGTATTGCTGTGGGTCGTCGTTGCCCGTAATGTCAACTTTTACGCTACGGTCAATACTTTCTTTCTGCTCATGGAGTATCTGATGGATTTTATCAAACGACGCCTCCACGCTCTCCGGCCATAATGCGCCCTGGTTTGTGTAATCTGACTTCTGCAAAAGGTCTGTAACACGATGGATTGTTACCTTCTTGCCTTCTTCAATAGGCGATACGCTCAAATCAGAAGGATAGATAACTTCATTTGACGATATGTCAATTGTGTAGTCACTTGTGGGAATATGCTCCTCCACGTTTATATCATCAACTACCGTTGTCAAAATAACCGCTATTTCAGACGTGTCAAGATATTCAAACGGGATATCCCAACGCCGAGTAATGCCATTGCCGTTGTATATCGCTTTTACAACTGTACTGTTACGCATGATATACTCCTTTCGTTACATATAAAAAGGCCGCTAGTCAACGACTAACAGCCTTTCTTACCTATTCAGTTCCTACTCACTACTACTGTTTACATTATACCATATAAATTCCCCTTGTTTTATGCCATATTTTGTAAGGTTATTTTTGGTTTCTCCGGCGCGTAACAATGTCGGCCAGTGTAATGTCTCCCCCTTTTGCGAATATATCCCAAATATTAAGGGCAAATGTGTTAAGCATATTCGGGTAGGGCATAGTTATCGCAGCCGCTTTAGCCATTGCCTCAACAAGTTTTCTTTCTGCCTCTGCGTCACCATTGCTTGCGCTGAACTTAGCTATCGCCCCGGCTGTATCTGTTATAGTGTTAAATGCACTTTCAACAGGAGACAGCTCAAAGCGGGTATTTTTCTTGTCCAGTGCCTTATTAACGGCAGTTGTAGCAAGCTGACCCACTACAGGCATAGTATTGGCAAGATAGGAGAAACTAGCTGAAATCATTTCCTTTTTCAGATTTTCTTCACGTTTCTTCTTATCCTTCTCGCGGTCATTGTTCAGGACAACGCCCTGCATGATGGCTTCAATGGTTACAGGAAGACCTACGCCCAATACCAAGGAGCGGACTAACAGCTTCCCTGCGTCCACTCTTTGACCGTCTGCCCACTTGATTCTGAACATGCCATAATCATAGTACAGGCGGTTGAAGTACGCATTGAAGTACGAATAGAACGGCGTTATAAGTTTCAGCGTTTCACTCCCCCGCTGAATTGCCGCCATACCTGCTTTAGATGTATCTACCGACTGCCGCCTAACTTTTGCGTCAGCTTCAAGACTGGCCTCTGCGTCAGACAGCCCTCTTGCCATAGCCTCCGCATGATAACGAATCCATGTAGGATAATTGACCGCACCATCAGAAAAGCTATCTACGCAAAATGCAAGTTTCTGTATTTTGTCGTTGGACGGAAGAATCACTCTGCCGCCTGTAATCTTACCGACAATGCCAACATCACCCATAAAGTCCTGCCGCAAGTCGGAAAGGTTAGCGTCCATGAAAGAGAATTTATCCCTCATCATAGCAGAACGCTGATTAACAAAGTTTATCTTTTCCATGTAATCCCCAGTCAGATAGAACTCTGCCACACCCTTAACCGTACTATCTACACCATTCTGCCATGCAGCCGTTATGAAGTTCTGCGGCAGGTCGATAAACAGAGCCTTAGTACGCAAGCCAAGATAAGCAACGCTCATTCTTGTACGCCCCCACCGCAAGACCTTCTCCGAGGTTTTCAGCATATCCCTTTGGTCGGAGGCAATGTCACGCAGCCAATCATTAAGCATACGTACAGTATCGTTTCCGAAAGCATGAGCCATAGCCTCCTGCAAATCGGGGCGGCGCAGAATCCGCGCCACGTCTCTGACAGGTTTACGCATTGCAAGGTCATAATTGACATTGCGCAAATGGTCGGTAAACGTTGCCCACTCTAGGAGTAATGGGCGGTCAATATGCTGGGAACGGCTTTTCGTATGGGCGTGTGATACACTGGCCTGCACCGCTGAATTTTTCTTGAACAAATCATTGGCGGTTTCTAAGTCCATTGCCCGGACTGACTTATTGGGGTCATAGCGAATCGGGAAATAGCCGCCGCGCATATTAACCATTTTCCCGTCAGCCGTCATTACCGAGAACGGCACAGCCTCAACCATCTTGGGGTCAATTCCTGCACACTCTATCTCATGTCGGCGAATGTCCTCCGCATAGGTATTGAGATAATCCCATACGGCCTGAACCAGTTTCAAATCCTTTTCCGTCAGCTTTTCAAACATCTTCATAGCACGAGAATCCAGCTCCGCTAATTCCTGCTCCGACCATGTTTTCTTATTCTTTTCTGCCGCCGTCTTTAGGTAATACCGCGCCCTATCCTTGTTGCCATCATTGCCGTAGTTCATACACAGAAGCATTATCCGCTCATGTGATACCTTGCCATCAATGAAATCAAACGTATAGTATTTCGTCTTGTTCGCTGCTATCTCCCTTTGTGTATAGCCAGTGTCAGACATGATTTTAGCCACATCATCAATTACCTTTCGACTGCGGTTAGCATAATCATCTAAGCCCTGCTTGATAGGGTTAAAGATACTGCGAACAAATATACCGTTTTCCTCGCCCTTGTCCATCAGCCGGAGCACCGTTTCGGGTTTTTTCAAATCATTCAGCGAGAATGGAGATTTTTTAGATTCTGCCATACTGCTTTCATTTGCATAGCGTTGTACATGTGTACCCAGCTTTTCGACCATCTGCCCCACCATTTGACTAATGCTCTGCTTTTTGCCGTCAGCCAAAGTCTTATCAGCGTCACGGCCAATTTTCCGTAGAGATTTGAGTGAGGTTTTTAAGTCGCGAAGTTCGTTAATGGTCAGGTCTGAATATGCCTTCCCATCACCATCTATGATGAAATCAGCCACGAACGGCGTATCATAGGTATCTACCACAGACTTGTAATTGGGGTCTTCTTTATCGCCATACAGGAACTTGCGAAGCGGTATGTCACCGTCCAACCCCTGCAAAGGTTCACGAGACAACAGGCCATATTTTGCCATAATCTTATCTGTCTGCACGTTGAACTCATGAGGAATACCCTTCATTTTGTTGCCGCGCTTGTCGATATTGGCAAAATACTTCATGGCACTTTTGATTTCTTTGTCCATATCGATGGCCTCTTTAGCCAGTGCGTGACACATAATCTCCCTGTTTTTAGCCTCGATAGCGCCTTCATAATCGCCCTTGGACATACGACGTACAGCCTCGTCACCTGCTTTTTTAGCCAGCGCCGCGTACTTCTGCCACCCTAAGACTTCGCCAACAGGAGTATTGGCAAGCTGTTCCTTGGCCTGCTCACGCGCCATCTTAGCCCGTACCTGTCCACGCATTACTGCCGCGTCAAGCCAACGTTGTTCACGCGCTGCCTTTTTCGACGCCTTATCAGCAGCACTCTCGGCAGCCCGGTCAATCTTATTCTGAATCTCCTGCTTTTCTCTACCTTCTGCGATAGCGTCAGCCGTTTTCTGCTCCTGCTTTGCCTTAAACTCTGCCTGCTTGCGCTCAAAGATTTCCAGGTCAACACAGACAGCCTCCAACGATTTTGCATTATGCACAGCTTTGATAGCCGACTCACGCAGCGAACCGTATTCCTGGTCTTTGAATTCTGCCATGCCTGCCCGGACGCGCTTTGCAAGTTCCTTTGAGAATGTCGGCTTTGTGGTCAGCTCGTTAAACAGCATGTCACCGCCGCCCTTGCCATCGTAAACAAAGTCAGCGACTTCATCAATGGTAAAACCGTTCTTGTCGGTCAGCCATCTTTCCGGGAGAGCACCCTTGCCGTAACGCTCATATATAGACTGGCGGTCAAGGCGAATACCACCGCCGTTGGCCACAATCCAATCCATTGCAGGCGTTCCCTCTTTGAGATTGACAAACTCTATATCTTCGGGAATGTCGCCTAACATCGACTCTTTGTGCCCGTGCGTCAACTGCTCATTGGCAATGTATTCGTATTCCTCACGCATGGTCTTTGGCATTTGTTTAAGAGTCTTTTCCCCTGCCTTATATGCCTTGATGAACCGATACCACGAGGCAGGAATCTTGCCACCGCGACGGTTAAACATTTCCTTGTACCAGTCGTAGTTATTGGAGAAACCGCCAAACCACTCCTGTGAAACGTCCTTGGCATTTTCGGCAATCATGCCTTTCTTTTCTACGCCGAGAGCAGACTGTTTAACCAGCAAATCAAGACGTTCCTCAATCTTGTTCTTGATAGCTGTCTCTTTTGCCGCCTTGAAATCAGCAGACTCCAATGGTGCCGTAAACAGTGCACGGGCAGCATAGACAGGTTCCATCATCATCTTTCCGGCAATATCTTCCCGAAGGTTCGCCGCTACATTGTCGCGAATCTCCTTCATAGCAGGATTGACTTCTGCCATAACGCGCTTGTCCATTTCCCTCTGCGCCTCTTTGTGCGACGCAATGACCAGCGCTGCATATTCGTGAAGTTCTGCTGCCCCCATTTCCCGGCCTGCAAATAATGGTTCGGCTTCATAGAACTTCTGCGCCATTTCCAACTCTTTATCGCTGGCAAGCATACGGTCAAAGACCCCACGCACATCATCATTGATGGGGATAGAGTGCCGGACAAGTGTCTGATAGATGCGTTTCATCCAGTTCTTGAACCGTTCAAACGTGCTGACAAGTTGCAGCGACGGAGCCTTACCCTCGGAAAGATACGTTTCCCACGCACTTGCTAACTTCTCATGCTCAGCCTCAGACCATTCTGTGCCTAGTTCATGCCCTGCAAATTCAGCAAGTTTTTGGAAATCCTGCAATACCTGCCCTTCCATCTTGCCGGTACGATATGCGTTCTCATGCAGGAATACCCAATGATGGAACATTTCATGTGCGAGAGAAGAAGGATTGGCATTTTTGTACAGTTCGATGATAGCGCGGCCCTGTTCAGCAGAAACAATTTTATCCCCTTCGTACTTTGCATTAGGAAAGATAGCAGCAAGGACATTATCATTTTTCCCCGTTTCTTGGAAAAGCTCCTGCATGGTGGTATTGGCTACATCAGCGGAAGCGCGTTCATCAGCCCTTATCTCCGCCTGGTTTAGCTTGTCGGCCTGTTCCCTCAGCGCGTCTACCTCCTGCCCACCAAATACTACCAGAGCCTCCCAGTTATGAGGTTCGGGCATTTGCAGCTGGTCATACTCCGCCCTTGCTTCATCCAGTACGACATCAGCTATTTTATACTGGTCATAGGTTTTCAGTAAGTCTTTGTCTAATTCATTGAGATATTTTTCGTAACGGTCGTTTTCTTCTTCCGTCAGGTCTTGGACTTCTTTTAATTCGTCAAGATGCCGGAAATCTTTAAAGCCTGCTTGGTCTTTTGCGGATTGTCTGCTTACTTCTTCCTGTAATTTTTCTTCCAGCTCCCTGTATCTTCTTTCGACTTCGGCATAGTCCGTGGTTGCTCCGGCGCGCTCCTCTGCTGCTCTAGCCTCCTGCTCCCCGGCCAGATTGTAATACAGGTAATAATCATCACCGCTTTTTAATATCTCTTCCAGATTTTTTTGACGGTTGGACAAGGCAAGCGTTTTTTCCACTGCATATTCGCCCATCTTGGCCGTTATATCTTCTATTTTCTTGGAGCTTTCGTTTCTTTTTTCTTCATTCGCCCCCAGACTGCTCAGAAATTCGTCATTTGCTTTTATGTATTCGTCACTATGGGGTATGCCTGCCAAATTTTTCTTGATTGATTCTATCTCTTTTTTTATCTGTTCTCTAACGGTTTCCGGGCTACCTCCTCTACCAAAGTTTTCTACCTTCTGTATCATGTGCTGGATTTCGTGAATAAGAGTTTTGTTCTTTTCTTCGTCAGATATATTTTTGTTAATCTCTATACGCCGATAAACATTGCCTATTACTTGTCCGTAAGTATCCCCTGCCATGTCCACAAGGTGAATAGGAACATCCTTTAAAAAAGGATATGCGTCATATAAACGAGGATTTTTGTAAACATCCCCTAAATATCCTTTCTTGGTATCGTCCGGCGTCATACTTTTGAGTGCCTGCCAGTTTATAGCGTCAAGATTATCCGGGATTTCAAACCGCCACTTGCCATCACCGCCGAGCAGCCACCCTGTCCTGTCATATATATCTTCCATGGGTTCCCCGGCGTCATACATTTCCTGGGCTTTGCGGTACTGCTCAAAGTTTGCATTATATGCCTGCTCCCCGGCTAACTGTGAATAATAGCCAGCCTGTTCCCTCGGCGCGTCAACCCTGCGCACGTCAACCGCGCGTATAGCCTCCTCCGCATTTACAAAGCCGTTTAACTCTAATACGCCGCGTTCTTCTGCCTGTTTAAACATAGCATAGGTAACATTCGTAAGCTGTTCTAAGTCTTTCGGCTTTAGTTTAGGATATGCGTTTTGCGTTGCCTCATACGCAGCTACCCACGCCGGGTCATTGTGGTCATACTCCGCATTAGCCGCTTTTTTGATGAACTCCATATTCTGCTCAAACACCTGCTGTTGGTGCGTCAGAATTTCTCCGCGCTCGTTCTCTGTTACGCCGTCAACGTCCTTGACTTCTTTCAGCATTTCAGAACGCAGGTCACTGTCCTTCATTTCCGTTACAAAGTCTGTAACAGATACTTTGACAGTATCGCCCGTTTCTACAGCCTCACTAAGAGTCTGCGCGTCTACGCCCAACTTCTGCGCCACTTCTACTGCAAGATTCGGATTCTCTGGGTCTGCCTCCTGGCAAAGACGCATAAAGCCCCTTGCGTCAATTTCTACGTCCTGCGCCGACGCGTTTTCACCAAAGATGGTATTGACCGCCTCACGGGTAGCCTCCTTAGAACGTCCTGCCGTTTTGGTTTCGTTCACCGCGTCCATTGTCTTATTCAGACCATCGGCGACAGGCATAGGCGGAGTGTTGCCCTTCTTGCCGAGAGCATTGCTCATCATTCTGCCGCCCACGCTGAAACCTACGCCAGTACCGAGAGCCAACGGCGCGAACTGCTGCATACCGTTAATGATACTGTCTACAAGTGTACCATCTTCGCGGTTACTGTAATCAAGGCCACTCCACGCCTCAGAATAACGGTTAGCACCGTAGGTAAGTGCTGCCGTACCACCGCCAAAGATAACGTCCTGTACGGCCGCCTCTTTCAGCCCTGCACCAAGAGTAGACAGATAGCCTTTCCATGCTGCCTGTCTTGCCTCCGGGTTATTCAGCACAGACGGTGAAGTAGTACGCAGGAACTTATCAAAAGCCTGTCCAAACGGTAACTTGCTAGTGAGCCTGCCCACGCCGACAGAGCCTAGAATAGTCATGCCTGCGCCAGCTAACTGCGCACCCTGCCGCAGTGACTTAGCGTCCATGTACTGACCGTTTGCGTCAGCCCTCATCATGTTTTCAGCGTACTGCGTACCGGCCATACGGTAGCCCATAGACGCACCCATGCCGATTTTGAAGCCTGCGCCAAAGCCGGTCATGGCGCCGGGGATAGCACCGACACCACCAGCCACAGCACCAGCACCGGCACCGACAAGGCCAGTCTGTAAGCCAATTGCAAGAGCCATCGGCAAATCTTCCTTCATGGTAAGCAGGCTGCCGAGCACGTTGCCAATGCTCCACGTGTCAATATTCCCTGCCAGTTCCTTACGCTTAGTCAGCAGGTCATTGAGTTCTACACGCTGGTCAGCCGACAACTCGTTATAACTCATGTTGGCAGCATCATACTTGCGCCCAAGGTCAGCTATCTTTTCTTCCAGCTCCATCATTTCAAGGTGAGTTTTCACCTGATTGGCCGTTTCTTCCAGCTTGCCCAAAGGTTTAATATCATCATAGGAGATAGACATATTCTTCTGATGTTCAAGGTACTTTACTGTAGCCGGATGATCAGCCGCAAACTGCTCCCAATCGTCCGGTTCTTCCTGCTTCTTTTTAGCCAGTGCTAGTGCAGACTTCATAACGTCATTGTCAGTAAGACCGCCACGCATAAGGTTAGTGCCTTCAATTTCGTCTAGCCCAAGGATATTAGATGCTTCACGAAGTCTTGCCGCCCTATCTGTGTCAGTTTCAACATAGGAATGTGCATTATATGACTTTTCCACTCCCTCTACGTCAACACCGCGACCATATCCGTTTATTGCATTATCAAGAGCACCAGTCTGCTCATATGTTGTCGTATTGCCGGAAAACAACGAACCAAACAAGCTGCCGCTATCCTGTGTTTTCTTTTCGTCAAGCTTTGCTTGTATTTCCTCGCGGGTATATGTTTTACCTGTCTTATTACTGTAATACGAACCATCAGGAGCCGCCACAATAGCCATAATAGACCTCCTTATTCAAAATCTTCTTCATCAACGCCAGTCACTATATTTTGGCCATCTTCATTTGTTACGTCTATGCCGTTTCTATCTTTTCCAATCACACCACCGGGATAATCAACAGCACGCCCCGAAACATTTCTCTCATACCATTTGCCTTCGTAAATAACTGTCTCTGCCGAAGCTTTGTTAACAATCGTCGTAATTTCATCCGAAGTAAGCGGACTCCCTTTTTCAGCTTCTTTCTGTGTTACAATATCCATTGCATTTGAAATCTGTTCACCTTTCAATCCGTTTTGACGAATCGCATTGTTAAAAATGTTTTTATTGTATGGATTCTTAAACCAGCTATTACCGCCATTTTTAGCCGCTTTAGCTATCGTGGAATTAAGTGAGTGCATAAATCTTGCGCCTACTCCGTAGTCGGCAGCCTTTGTCCGTATATCTATGTCGGAGGCATTAGGATTAGCGTTCCACCACGCATAAAAAGCATCTGCCGCATCTTCTTCCGCTTGTTTACGCAAAGTCCTAGATTTTTGGTCTTCAGAGTATCTTTGGTTTTCATCAGCCAGATCAACTCGTGCCCCTAATAAAACATTGTAAAGACGTTTAGCATCCGTTTCCGATAATCCATAACTATGAGCCAATGCGTCAACTTCACTCGGCATACGTAACGATTTAGCTTTTGCCAGTGCGTCATTCAACGCATTATTAAACACTTGATCATGTTCTGCCTTGCTAAACTCGCCCTGCTCTTTCAGCCACTTCAAGCCCTCGTTATATTCCTGCTCGTTATAGTTGCTGACTGTGCGCTCCTCGTAACGACCGCCCTTAGATGTTTCGGCATAGATTTTCTTTTCGTCAATCGCCGTTCCGTCATTGCTAAAATGAAAATTCTCACCATCAGCCCACTGCTCATTACCATATCCGTTATACTCATTCAATGGTTTCAGCCCGTACTTAGGTGCGTTTTCTTCCAGCCATGTAAACCGCTCAGGGTTGCGCTTGAGACTGTCCATAGCAATATCAAAGGCATTACCGCTATAGTGCTTACTTCCGGGATTATGACCGCTTTGTGAACCGCCAGCGGTGACAAAAAAAGGTTCATAGTCCGCCTCACCACCAAACTGCCGTTCATAAGCCGCCGCCAGTCCTTGAAGTTTTACCCAAGTATCATGAGTAAGACCTTCGACTTCACCCTCTTTGCCCGGCTTTACGGTGTAGAAAGTATGATTAGAGATGTTTACGCTCTGGCCTTTTTTCTGTTTATTCTGCTCGTAATATCCCTTTACAGCATTAACATATTTCTGTGTCTCCTTGTAGGGAGGGATCCCGCCGTATTCATCAACCGCCCCCGGTCCAGCATTGTACGCCGCTAATGCTTTGTCAATATCACCATTGTATCTATCCAGCATTTGTTTTAGATACTTGGCGCCGCCGCGGATATTGTCTTTCTGGTTACTTGGGTCAACTCCTAGCCCAGTCGCTGTACCAGGCATTAACTGCATAACCCCTAAAGCCCCTACAGGGGAAACTGCCGATTGTCTACCGTTAGACTCCTGCTGTGCAACAGCGGCTACTAAAGCAGGGTCAACATTAAACTCCTGTGCCGCCGCGCTAATATCGCCATTGAGTGCAGAATCAGAGAAATACTCTATACTGCCTCCATCAACCCAAATTCTTTCAGTACGAGTCGCACCTTTTCCGTGTTCCTTTTCATAATCCTGCAACGCAAGTACAGCATTAAATGTTCCATCCGGATTTAGGTACTTCGGATTATTGCGATACTGTTTTGCTATCTCGATACCTTTCATTTGTGACTGTACCTTACCAGTCATGGCTATAAGCTTGCTTTGCGTACCTGCCGAAACTTTACCATCGGTTTCTTTCAACAAGTCTAAAAGCCCCTGTGTATCACCACGACCCGAAATTGCCTCTGCTACCTGTAATACGCCACCACTATATTTTTCCTGCACATATTCAGCAGCAGCCTCACGAGACATACCGAGGATATTCATTAAGTCAGCTACGTTTTGTCCTAATGACGTATAAAGAACACCAACACTTGACGCATTAGGCGCCCGTAACGCATCGTCAATCTTATCTTGAATACTTGTATCAATATCGAGTTTATGAGCCGAGAATACTTCATTACCTTCATGGACGGCTATTCCTTTGCGATAACTAGGCAACCACTGAGCCACACGCGCCTGAAACTTATTCTGCAATACAGGATTGTTAACATCAGACATAAACTGCTGAGTAAGCTTATCGGCTGCATCATCAAAAGTCGAAGTAACGCCATCAGCATTATGCCCTTTTTGGTTAGCCAGTCCTGATTGCGGGTTATAGAGCAGGTCGTTCAGCGCCTTTCGCATATCATTTTCCCGGCGCATGATGTAATTATCATCATCCTGCTCCTGCCGTTTCAATGCGTAATCAACCAGATTAGTCCCCCACTTACCGATAGTGTCACCCATGCCGGCCATTTCTTTTGCTACCTGCGTACCAAAAGAGGCAGGGCTGCCCTGTGGCAACTGTGAGGAGATAGTAGCGTTGTACTGCGGATTTTCGTTATACATCGGTATTCCACCGCGATTGTTAGGCATTTAGAAAGCACCTCCCCAAAGCGAACCACTACGCCGCCAACCTGCGCCGCCACCTGCTGCACGAACAGCCGAGAAACGAGCAGGACTCCAATCAATGCTATTTACGCCAGTGTAATAATTTGTGTTGGCCGTAGGCATATAACCACCGCTGGCCATTCTGTTTCCACCGCCATAGCCCATGCCGCCTGTCTGACTCCATTTGCTCCACGAATCAGCAAACTGGCCTATGCTTGACAGAATCCCCGTTTGATATGCGATACTGCCGGCTGCCCTCTCATGTGCTGCCTGCGACAAATACTGCGCCTGCTGTAATGCCGCATTAGTGCGGATATTCTTTGCCTGGATATCGGCATTGTACATAATGGCCATTGCGTCACGTTCAGACCGCGTAATACTATCGTCAAGGATATTCTGATACGTTGCCGACTGACTAAGACCGTGAGAGGCCATAGCAGCCTTCTGTGTCTTTGTAAGAGATATGCCCTTATTGCGAACCGCTGAGGATTGTTTGCCACCGGCACGCAGAGTTGAATCAATCGCCTGGTTAGCCTGTATTTGGTTCAACTCGTTCATGCTTTCAAGGTACGAGGCGTTAGCGTCGTGGTAGTCCCTCTGTGCTCTAGCACCCATAATGCCGCCGTATAACTGCGCCACCGAGCCAATACCAAAGGCAAGGCCGTTTCCTGCTGTACACATCAGCCGTCACTCCTTTCCATGTAGAAACGAGAAAACGGCCTGCCCATCAGCATAGCCGTTTCCTCTTGAAACTCTGCGCCTAGCCATTTCAGCCATCGCACAGACTCTTTATTATCCATACATACCACGTTGGTAAGGTACTTATACTTTTCCATCATACGAGCCTTAACAATCTTGCTATGCCGCATGAATTCCCGTTTATGCCTGCGCACATCGTCCGTGCCAAGCAACCAAAACACTGCACCGCCGCAATCGTCCGGCACATGACCAAACACACAAAGAGGCATTGTCTTATAACAGAACGTCCAAGCCTCTGCGCTTGCCTCGACGCTCCCCTTGATAGCTTTCAGCGGTGTAGGATAACCTACCGCCTGGCACTCAAACACGTCCATTTCCCTCATGTGTTCAGCGATATAATCACCGTCAGACGGCATGTACATTGTGATACTATAATCAGCCATCGCTTACTTTCACTCCCATCATGATAGCCAAGAGAGTAAACGGCATTGGTATATCCTGCACTAACATGACATTGCCGCCTTCCTCTTTGGTGAAGTTACCGACAAGGTGAACGTCGCCGGTGTACAGGTCAATAGCATTGCCCAAGAAGTCAAGCCGTGCCCTGCGTTGCCACTCGTCCAAGTGCTCCTCGTCAGAGCCAATCTTACCGCCTCTTGTATGCAGCAGGCGCAGAACGACCTCCGCAATCTGTAGCTTATGCCCCTGCATTACGCCCTGTCTTACAAAGCCCTGCGTTTCGATATTGAGCGTTTCCAGCTTTGAGTCATAGCCAAGGCCGACAAGTATCTTCTTGCCTGCCCTCTCCAACGTAAGTGAGCCGTCACTGCCTATAACATGGTCCGGCATGATATTACCGTCTAACACCACGCGGACCGTCTTACCTGCCAAGTGCGGTACTGATAGCGTATCTGTGGCCGTGTCCTCGTCATAGGCATAAGCGGAATCAAGATAACACTGGTCCTCCGGCTTTTCTGTTGGAAGTCTAAGCGTCATACGTTCAATGCTCCGATTATCCGCGCCATTGACTGTACGTTTCACCGCACACCACACACGCGCGTTATTGCCATACGGGATAACACACACAGACTCAAACTGCCCCTGCGTCGTATGCTTTGCCCAGGCTACCATCTTTTGTTCTCGCATGTAGGTACAGGACAGTAACACACCATCATCGCGCACGAACCACACAATAGAATCTGGCTCCTGCTGATACGCCATTTCAACCGGCACATTCCTATTGACCAGGTGAGAGGCAAAGAGTGATACCTCATCACCGCTATATGCGTCCTGCACATAGTCATAGCCAATATCACGCACAGCGCCGCCAACTTCCTGCACATAGATACACTGCGCACCAACCGTCAGCGGTTCAATCTCTTTTGCGCCAAAGTATGACTCTGCCCTCTGCGTCACGCTTGACGGCGTAAGTGCTGAATCAGCATAGGAAATCGTATTTACACCATCTTCCGAGAACGCCATCAATGACTGGCGCATACTGATAAGCGAGTGTATGATAGACATTTTACGGGAGGTTAAAACTATCTGAATAGAATCATCGTCCTCAGATGTTGGCGAAGAAGTGCCGAAGTTGTTATAATCCCCGGCCTTAGACAGCCACACACCGCGAGGGCTGCCCGTTGTACCGGCAAAAGCTAGTCTATCCTCATAGAACGCAACCGCAGCAGGATATCCCTGTGCATTACTCCATGCAGCCTCCCACCACATATCAGTGGCCTTATTACTGCCTAACGGCTTCTCTGTGTCTACCGTAGCCGATACCGAACGGGCGCTAGTATATCCCGTTATCGTGACATAGCCTGTATTAACATACGGGTCAACCGACAGATTAGCGTTTACTTCGCCGGCTGTAAGGTCCTTGACTCTTATCCTCAACAAGCACTGCTCCGGTTCGTCTGCGTAAACGTTCCAGTTACTTTCGTTTGCCTTATGCTCGTACGCTCTAAGCTGTAACCACGTTGTACCACCATCATAGGAACGCTCAACGCAAACCGTACCCACCCAACTTGCGGTATGTGTAACAAGCCGCCAGGTATCACCGGCACCACATGTAAGTCGTGTACTTACAGTCGTAGAACCGTCGGACGATTTCAGCGACACCTTGACCGTACCGCCCGGCATGTTTTGGTCAATACGCCATAGCGAACCAACGTGCTCCGGCTTGAAAAGGTCAAAGTTAGACGTAAGCGTTATATTCCCGCTTGTTCCCGATGGAGTTATCTTTTGGCTGTCCTCCATATTTTGCGCAGAGAAAGGCCCTCTCTTGTAGTTAAATTCCTCAATGCTCCACGACGTAAGCGTATCACGGGATAACACCATTGGCCGTACATTCTCACACGCGATAAATACCTTGTCGGCACTTTGCGCGAATCTTAGCTTGCGCAACTTATCAACCGTGTACGGCGTAACCACCTCTAACGGTGCACCATCGTCCATGACCTGTGTCCCGTCACTATTCCAGAATCGCACATACTGGTCGCCAAACTCCAACACATAGGACTGGTCAGAGCTATAAACAAACGGCACAAGCCGACAGCGTTTATCGCTAAACTTGGCATTGTCTAAAAATAAAAACCCTGTGCGGTTAGACACAGAGCCAAACTTATGTATATAAAAATTCTCACACTGTTTAAGGCCGGTGGCGTACCGTTCAGAGTCGATACGCCCCATAACCTTTGGGTCAAATTCACCGCCCGAAAAGCTAGGCTGCATATAATACGCTGTTCCCATAATGCTTTACCTCACATTGATGAAAAATCCAAACTGTTCATGGTCGTTTCTTTGCTCAACGCGGTTCATTGTCAGAGCATTGGACAAAGCCGTAGCATAGCCACGGGCGCAATTGTTATAATCCTGCGAGTCTGTACTCAGCCGGGGGCAAGCGTCAAGTGCCAACCGCCACGCCAGGCAATCCACAAAGTTTGAATCCCACCGCGTCGTTTCCATCACAAGCGCCGTATAACGGCCATACGCGCCCTCTACGTCAGTAGCAATAGCAGGCGTATTTGTGACAGGAGATAACAGCAATTCAAACTTGTGCTCAAACTCATGGACGTGGACACTGACCGGGCTTTCAACCTTCCACAGCATTGCACAGTCTTTCGGATATGTATAGAGAAACCGCCAGCCAATTACTTCTTCATCAGCAATCAACGCCAACGGCTTTATTTTCTTAGCAAAATTCCATTGGGCTGCACGCAGCACGTTTTGCACTGCGTTGTCCCAAATGGCTTTCATTTCAGTAGCCGCCACATCGGGGTCGGACTCCACATTATTAACAGGGCGCACGCCGATATGACGGAGCGCAAGATTACAAATATCTGTCTTTCCTAACGTATTCGGCATGGTGCGCCCCTCCCTTATTCCTTCTTTTTACCTCTAGCCTTTACAGCCTTTTCAACGATTTCAGCCGCTTTTTCTTCGGCCTCTTTTTTCGCCGCCTTCTCTTTAGCCTCTAAAGCCAATCCCTGGCCGTAAGGAACGAAGTGTTCGTTAGGCAGCGTTTCCGCGTCTACCACTTCGCCCTTATGCCAGTAAGTGCCAAGATAACCAAAGTTTGCGCGACGTGCAACAAACTTAGCCATCAATTGTCACGTCCTTTGCCATGTTCAGACTAATCTTACCTGCCGTGCCAGTACCCGTTACCGTGTAGTAAGCGCGTACATAGCGGAAAGTACCAAACGGCAAACGTGCCTTGAATACTTCGTTGCCGGCCTTAAGGTCAGCTACAGGGATAGGGCCGGAGGACAGCAGCGTTACAGGAGAAGTAAACGCGCTAGTGTCAGAGGTCTGAATATCAATGGTCAAGGCGGTTGCACCTGCAAAGTCAGCAGTAACCGTACCAACCACAAATACCGGCTCATAAGCGTCACCACCCGTCACCTGGTCAATCACGTTCGTGGACGCGGCAGACGAGGTAACAGTCTGTTCGTTGGAAAGCTGCAATGCTTTATCTAAAATCATCGTTCAGTCACTCCTTTCTTAGATTACGCGGGTTTCAGTGTTGAGGATAGCGTCAGTACGACGGATAGGAATACCATCAAACATCGTCACATGCTTACCTGCCACAGTTTCCTGCGTAAGCTGGTAAATGGTCTTGTTCATAATCTGACGGCGCAAGAACGAGCGAATCGTCTTGTTGCAGATAAAGGACAGGTGCGTACCACTCTCAGCGTTGTCCGGCAGCAGTTCTTCGGCCTGTACCATGAGGTCTACAAGGTCGGGAGCGTTAGCCGTGCCAAGAGTCGTTACGTCAATATTGGCGATACGAACAACATAACGCCAGTCACGAACGCACAGACCGCAATCCCACTGGTAATGGGTGCGGTAACCCTGGTATTTGCCACCATCAGCGTCAATCAGCGTAATGCCGCCGGGGTGTCCTGCGGTCAAATCCTCGTGCTGTACGCCACTCTTTAAGCCTTTCGGATAGATACCGAATACCGTGTTCGGGCCCCAACCAACAAGCCAAATGGAAGTGTTGTTATTGCCCGTGCCGCCTGCGTCAATGACGTTTTCAGCGGTGTTAGCGTTAGCCGTCTGAACCGTGGAGAATCGCGGAGCGAGGCCGACAAACTGTTCCGGCTTGCTCTTGTCACCGTAGATAAGAGTACGGGCGAACTCCTGGTTCATGCTCTCCAAGAAAGCGCGGTCCTCAGACAGACGGAATTCAGCCGTGTTGCCATTGAGGTCAGCAAGTTTCTTGTCAATTTCGGCGTAAGCCTCCAGCATACCGCAAGTATCAGTTACCTGCGTGGTGGTGCTCTTGCTGTCCTTCACGCCGTAGTTGAGCATACGCCATGCTACAGCAGGAAGGCCGCTGCGGATAGTGGTCTTGTGGCCGGTGGGAAGGTTGCCCTCCTGCCAGTGCATATCCTGCAAGATTTCGTTGGTTTGAGTCATCATTTCGACAATCTTGTCGATTTTGCCGTTCGGGTCCTCCCGGCGGGCAATGTCCTGTAGAGTTACATAAACATCAGACATTCTTCATTCCTCCTTAGTTTAACTCTGGGTAAATAACATTAGCGGTAGACTTGCCACTGCCGCCTTTGCCCTTACCCGTTTCAAATTTATCTTCTTTCAGCGACTTCCCCACTTTCGCGAAGAACTCGACAAAAGACTTATGATTATCAAAACCGCAGGCAGCTAACATGGTCTGTACGTCCTTTGGCGCACTCTTGAAACCACGTCTAGCGTCTGCAAGGTCCTCTTTCTTGTATGTTTTCAGCGTTTCCGCTGCCCAATCATCAGACTGTTTTTTCACTACCGCGTCCAGCCGTGCGTTCTGTGCCTGCTGAAATTTTACCTGATAGTCAACAAGTTTCTGCGCGTTTTCCTGCGTCAGATTTAATTCCTTCGCAAGAGCGCCAAACTCTGTAGCGGCAGTTTCGTCAATGGTAACTCCTTCGGGAACTTTGAAAGCGTCGTACTTCTCCGGCGCTCCCTCCGGCTTTTCCTCTTTATCCTTGTCAGAATCGCCGTCAGCACCTTTGTCGCCTTCGCCCTTATCGTCTGTACCCTTGTCCTGTTCACCTTCGTCAGCGCCGTTATCAGCGCCCTTGTCGGTGTCACCTTCGCCGGATAACAGACCGCCCTCGCTGCCTTTATCCTCTGCGCCGTTGTCGCCCGACAACAGGCCGCCTTCGCTGCCCTCTGTACCTTCATCAGCGAACAACTGCAAATCAAAAAGTTTGTCCATCATTGTTCCTCCTCAAATTGTTTCTTTGCCTCATCATAGGCTGCCTTGCGCTCCTCGCAAGCTACAATGTGCTCCTTGCGCATTAACTCGTAGGCGTTAGGCTTGGCCTCGTATATGTCCCGCATAAGACGCATACCAATGTCACGCTGTCCCTCTCTGAACGCCATCACATGACTATCCCTGTCCATGCTCCTATCCATCACCCGGCAGAAGGAAAGCAGCCGCCACAAATACCGCCGCCCTCCATCGGTGCAAAGAATCTGACTCAAATCCTCCATGAGTGAGTCGTGTTCTTCTTTGTCCTGCTGCCTGGCAAACATCAACTCTTTTTCCTCCGGGCTATACTCCTGTCCCAAGGTCACTACCTCCTAACCCTGTAAGCGCCGTCAATGCGTTGTTGCCGTCTAACTTAGCGTCCGACAATACTTTAGCGCCCTGTACCATACTGCCCATATCCTGCGCCATTTGTTGCTGTTGCTGTGCCTGTGCTCTCTGTTGCCTGAGTGCTGCCACATCGTCCTCAGACCGCATACAAGCCTCCGGCATACCATTAGCCTGCATGTACTCACGCGCCGTCTTATCAATGTCCACAACGTCCACAACGTCCGGGAACAAGGCAGCAACATTTCCGATAAAGCCCAAACTCTGCTGTATCGTTGTAGAGGCTACCATCTGCTGTGCTTGTGCCAGTATTGAGATAAAGTCAACCTTCAAAGCCTGCTGTGCAATATCCGGCGGTGGGTCCGGGATAAGGCCGCCCCTCATCATGATATTGAACGTGCGGTTGATAAGTGGTGCATGTAATTCCTGGTTCATGCTCTCCAATACCGGCCCAAGGTTCATCATTTTTTCCTCATGCCGTTCAACCACCTCACGCGCTGTGATGGGCTGTATATTGGTGCTGTCCAGTATCATACGGAACAAGTCAACAAATAGCGCCTCATTGATTCGCGTTTCCGTGCGCTGAATGTACTGGCTCAACTGGTCAAGAGGCAGCGCGACCTGATATGTTGCCCTTGCTCCTGCGTCTGCTCCCTGCACCATCGGGTCAAATGGATTGATACCGCCCGGCATGGTGTTTACCGTCGGTGCTGTGCCAGGAATGTTTACAGGCGGGTCCACCATCTTTGCAAGGCCCATCAAGCCCCGGCGCTCCATTTCCTGTAGCGTCTTTTGGTCGCCCATAGCAAGCATTGACGGTGAAGTGCCGTAAACGTCAGAAGTCTTTGTTATTTCCCAACGCGGCGCGATAATCGGGAATTCGTCATAACCGCCAAGGCGCAGCACCTCGTCTTTCCTGCCGCCCTCTTTCCAGTAGATAGACCGAAAAGCCTTATTTCTAAAGTCTTTCTGCCCTTCCACCCTATCGTCGTTAGGCTCTATCAGATGGTATATAGTAAATGACCGTGACAGCTTGTCCTCGTTGTATGCGCGTTTTACATCGTCCGGGCAATTGTCCAAACCGAAAGCGGAAACAATCTGCGCCGTGGTCATATCCAAGCGCCGGCCGAACGTATTAACTACGCCGTCCTCATTAACGTCTAAGTAATACTGACCGCACGTCAGCGCCTTAGCATTGATAACAGAGTCGAAACTTTCGTCAATCGGTGCGGCTGCCGTGCCAAACAGTAGCAACTCATTGTACATCATCGGCAGCACTTTGTAGATATTTGAACGATTGAATACGGTATATATCCGCTGCTCTACATCATCAAGCCAAAGACGTACAGGAGAATAACGGGTAAGCTCCGGGTCATTGACCGTAAGCCTAAACCACGGCCGTGATGGAGAAGTCAAGCCACTATGTAAGCCGGCTGCACTTGTCCGCAATGCCCGTAAGAACTGGTTATTAAGTATGCGCTTATGGTCAATCCTTCGCGCGTCCTTCGGGTCACTGCCGGCAAAGTGCCCACGCAGGGGATTCCCCCACCTTGACAGGTCTTTCCAAAGAGGCAGCCAATAGTCAGCGTCCTGCTTTAGCTGCTCCATACGCGCGTCTATTTTCTTTCGCTGTTCAAAGTATGGCATGTATCATCACGCCCCTAAATTCTTTTTAGTGCCAAAGGCTAAGCCGCTTGCCGGTTGCTGGCTGTATTGAGAGCCTGCGCCTGTGATTGTACTGCCCATACCATTAGCCATCGCAGCCCTTCGGCGATTAGCCTGCACCGCTGCCGTTACGTCAATATTTGACTGGCTAACTGCTGCCGGTGCTGCTGCCTGCTCCCGTGCTAACTTCATCTGTCTTTCCTGCTGTTCTCGCGCTTTTGCCGCGTCGTCACTTGCCACATTTGCCGCGTGGAACGTGGCCGCTGCTCCTAAAACTGCCCCGATAATTGGAACCGCCGCTGCACACATATAATCACCTCTTACATTCCTAAGCTGCGTTTAACTCCAACGCCAAGGCCACTGCTGACCTCTGCGCCTGCGCCCGTCACTGTGTTATCTATGCCATAACGCCGTATACGGCGCATATTTGCCACTTGTGCCGCCTGCGCTGGTGCTACATTCTGCATTACGCCCTGCGCACTTGCCGCCCTTGCGTTCTGTGCCGCCGTCTGTGCTGCAATTTCTGCATCACTAGGGCCGCCACCGCCACCAAAAGAACACATAACTATTCCCCCTCTGCATATCCAAAGATGTTATAAGGCGTGTTATTCGCCCATTGCATTTCCCGGCACTCCTGCTTGACTACAGGGCGCATAAACGTAATAGCCAGCGCGTCCGCAATGTTAGGAGAGGGCAGCCCACGTTTTTTCATGCTGTCCTTGCTCTCTAACTGTACTTTGCCGTCATCACGCGGTTTGGTTTCCGGCGCCGTCAAGTCGTCGCATAGCTGCTGATTGTCGGGGATTGCTCCCCCATCAATAAGCCATTGTTTCATTTTCCCCCAACCGTAGGCGCGAAGATTGTAGAATCCAACGTCCGGGGATTTATTGCCAAAGCCGACAAGCTGCCAATTACGGCCCATAACCTTTCCGGCACTGTACACGCCTGTGCCATAGCCCATATCGATTAGCACCGCGTCAGCTTTTTCCGCGTCCTCGAACGCTGCTATCCTGCTTGCAAGCTCAAAGTCGTTGTCGTTCTTTTGATACGTTGCCAGGATAGAACTAGCCAAGCCTTGACGCTTGACAATGGCAATTTCATCACCGCCTGTCCAGGCAGGGTCTACACCGATGATAACCGGTGCAAAGTTGTATTGATGTAATTGCAAGTGCTTACCGCGTGCAGCCTCCACAATGCTCCTGGGAATAAACTGCAATTCAGACGCAGACGGGAATTGGCCAAGAATACGTACCTTGACAACGTCAGAATCAAGACCGTTAAGGGCTATCTCTTTGTTTAGTTCCTCTTTATCCGTGAAAGATACCGCCCGGCTGTCAATCTGCCGTGTGTACCAGTATTTACGCTCTTTATGAAAGCAATCAAAGAAGCGGCCTGTATTTCGTGTTGGGTTGCCAAACACCGCCCAAATCTTTTCCGTGTTAGCGTCAGTCATTGCGCCCTGTGCTACTTCCCATATAATGGGCGGTATTGCAGACGCTTCATCAAAGATAAACAGTATTCTGCTGCCTTGGTTATGTAGGCCAGCGAACGCCTCAGGATTGTTTTCGCTCCATGGTATAGCGTCAATCCTCCACGTTTTTTCATACTCTTTATCAGCTGAGAATATAGCCGTAGCGGTGCAAATAAACAATTCTTTACCTATGAAGCGGTTATACCACTTTTGCAGCTCCGGCATTGTCTTACTTTTTAGCTGCCCGTCAGTATTTGCCGTGATAACTCCGCGTGTGTTCTCTCTTGTAGCTATTGCCCACAGAATAAGCCATGACACCACAGCAGATTTACCTATGCCATGCCCGGACGCTATAGCCGTTCTAACAACCTCGTCAGGAGTTTTTAGTCCGTCTCTAATATCAGTCAGCAGGTCAATCTGCCATTGTTCTATTGTTCTGTTTGCAAGTTCCCCTTCTCCCCATGGAAAGCAAGCGCGAACGAACCCGAGGGGGTCACGAGAGAACCCGCCCACAAAATCCGCTATCTGCATAAGCTCTTTATGGTTCATTTTCCATTCGCTCCTTGCGTTCTCTTGCCTGCCGGATAACTTCAGCAGCTATCCCAATTTCTCCCGATACTTCTACATCTTGCTTATCTCTCCAATCCTTGCGCCGCCTGTTCGTCAGATAGAACTTGATAGCAGCTATATTTCCTTCTTTTGCCTGCTCATACAGCGCATTTTCTATAACATCATCACAATAATCTCTGTCCTCTTTAAGTATGTCCGAAAAGTCCGAGTTTTCCGCTTTCCACTTATAGAATGTTGACCGGGTGATGTGCATATTTTTTGCTAATTGGTCATTAGCGAGGCCACGGCGCACCCACCCCCGCAACCTTGTATAATTGTATTTGTCCTTTGTCCAGTCTGTTACCTTTGGATTTGTTGCCATGACTCACACCTCCCAACATAGCTAATCTGTATTTTTATTCATGCTGCATACCTTAAAACGCGCCTTTATACAATCTGTTATGCAATATTCTGTATAAAAGTATCATTTTCAACCTATAAGCAATCCTTACAAGTTCACTCCCCTATATTTTCCCAACACAAAAGGCACTAACCATAATAGCTAGTGCCTAATGTGTGTATTTACCGTTTATTTAGGGGAGAGATTAACGCCCCACTCGATGGAGGTTCACGCAGCATGAGCAATCGACCGGGCCGCACGCCCTGGCGTCGTTGCCTTTTACTACTGTCTATATTATAGCATATAAACCACCATGTTTTTATGACATATTTTGTAAATTTATTTTTTCCTGGTTGCGATGTACTCATCAACCGCAGCAACAACTAAGCCGGCTAAACTCATTCCCAAACTATCAGCAGCCGCCTTGTATTCGTCTTTAATGCCCTTCTTGACTCTTAGATGTAAGTTGTCATAGGCGGCCTTATTATACTCCTGGATATAATCCAATTTATTTGCATAGCCGTTTTTGCTCCTCTTTTCTGTAGCCATCACATGCACCCCCTTATACTACCTGTATGTATATTATAGCATATATCTTAAACGCCGGCAATCCGCAAAACTTTTTAAAAAAATTTCAAAAAAGGGCTTGACAAGCTGTATACGGTGGCATATAATGGAATCAAGATAAACGACAGGCCATCACCAAGGAGGGTAAATATACCGCCTCTATCTTTAAATCAAGCTACAGCAACAGAAAAAGCCTGCAAATCTGTTTAAAAAACTATCATGTGCCGGGGCCTGTACGCGACTGGTATATAACCGACTATATGTTTAATGAGTATGTAGACATACAAGGCAAAGAAATCGAATTGAACCGCCGTTTTAACTATGCTGCTTTCGATACGTTCTGCAAAGAAAAGATACAGAAGTATCGGCAATATCTATCAGACGTTGAACGGGATTTACTGGACGGCATACAAAGACTAAGAGAGGCCGAACAAGTAGCCCGTTACTATCAGCAGCTTGTTTCAAGTTTCAGCGACTTTGCGCAAAGTGCCTACAGCCGTAATTTCCAACAGACATATTTCAAATAATGACCTTCCCCGAATCCAAGATTAAGGAGGGTTTACCTGTGAATAACTGAATAACTCTGTGGATAAAAATCAGCCTGCCGAAAAAGCAACAAACCGGCAGGCTTTTAAATTAGAATTCTATCATGACTTTTCATGTATTATTATATCACAAAACATGAATTAAGCCAAGTTGTACAGCATATAATTCTTGAATATGTTTAATTTCTTTCCACGCTCTGCTATGCGTTGATTGTTCTATGTTTATCCTGGTGTATGTTTGCTTTTTGGTTTCGTTCAGCTTGTACAGCCCATCTAAACATTCCCTGCCTATCTCATTGACGTTCTTGTAAACTAAGTCAACAAGTTTCAGCCACGTTTCGGGAAACTCTAAACGTTTGCCGTCAAACACCACATAACGTAACGGGGAAAGGTTATTTAGAACTACTGCTGCCGTCGGGTCCGATATGCCGGAACCGTGAACAGATTTATTTCCCTTGTCCGCCCTGGCCTCTGCCACGGCTTTTTTTATTTTGTCGGCATTATAGAATACAAAGTCGATTTTTGAAAAATATCCTGCATACTTTTTCTGCATTATCTGACCTCCAACTCGTATACGCTATCAAGTTTACGCTTTGTCATTTACTAAGCCCCGCTTTCTTCATGTAACTTCTTCTCGCTGATTCTGCGCCCTTCATTCTGCAACGCTTACAACGTACATGACCATCTGAAACTGCACCACATTGCACGCATAAGCCCTGCTCCTTGCGCTTGTCGTATGCCTCGCGATTGAACTTATTAACCCACATCGAACAAAGCCCCCTGCTCAGTTTTCTGCCGAATCCAACATTTTTTCCCGACAAGAAGAAATTCTAGGATATATCCTGCTCCACACCAATCGCCTTCAATACCATTCAGCTTTGAAAATCCATTCGATGTTGGTGAAAAATGCTGTGCTCCGTCTATCGTCAGCCTAAACCACTCAATGAGATTGTCTGTACTGTTTTCAACAACAAACGGCTCGCCAAGTTCAACACCCAATGCTTTAGCCACTTCCGGCATAATGTTATGCCCTTTCATCACTTAACCTCCACAAATTCATACTCGCGATACTTCCATTCAAATAGCTTGCGCCGTAGCATATAATCACGTGTTCTGAATCCCTTGACTTCTATAACTCGTTGCCGGCCGTCTGGATAAGTAAGCAGGAAGTCGGCGGTGTAATGGCAAGGCCGTATCTTCTTGCCTGCGTTGTTCGTGTATGCAGGGATAAGTGTAAATCTAGGCTGTAACTCTAATTTGACAATCTCCCCACGTTGCAACATATCTTTATAGAGCAGGTAATATTCTGCCTCTCTCCGACTAGGAAACTCGTGGCCGTCAATGACTGTCTTTTTTGCTCCGTATTTATTTGCCATTTATAGCCCTCTCCTTTCAGCCTCATCTTTAAGTCGTGACAACAAATCATCCCTGCCACGCTTTGATAATTCTGCAAGCAGCTTATTCTTGAACTCATCAGCATTCCGTCTGTCTATATCGCCGCCGCAGTCCAATGCAGGGTAATATATCCAGCAATCACGAATCATGCCGTCAAGCTCCCAATCTTCAAAGTTATCAAGCCTTGACAATATTTCCCGGCTCACAATAGACAATGCGTATGTATGCCTGGGCAACGCATAGCGCAATGCAAAAGCATATACAGTCCGTTCATCTTTCGTCATTGCTTTGCACCTCCGGCAATCCCCAACAACTAGGTCTACCTTCTATACTACAAGTCCAGAAGCCATATATGCTTCGGCTTTGAAACGGGCAATCAACTTTCATAAAGTTACATCCATTATTTTCGCAGTTACTTTGTAGCAATCGCGCTGCTCCAATCAACATCTGCTTTCGTCTCAACTCTACAAGTTCGCCGTTTTTACCACACAACTTCTCAAAGTTATCTCTATCTAAATCTGCATCAAAATTTGCGTCACTCATTATCAGCTACCTCCTATTTTAACTCGTCGCCTCTTAACTCGTTTTGTCGAATTAACTTTTTAACTTAACTCGTTTTAATTCAATTAAACGAGTTAGATTTATGCTCCTGCTTTAGCCATGCGTGGAATCTTTCTTCACAGCCATCACAACCACAGTCATTAACGCCATGCCGTCTGCAAATTCTTCATCAGACATATCAATTAGCCGCCATATCAGCCATTGTCTGTTAGTCATTGGTTGCCTCCTTGTGCTCTTGCTTTAACCACTTCTCAACGTTCTTATAATTGTCACACTCTGTACACTTTCCAGTCGCATTATTAACGCAAATAGTACAATCACCTCCCCATGTCAAATCATTTAGAAACTTAGCTAATTCATTGTCAGACATGTTAGCCAGCCACTCACGCTTCGTCATTCTCCACACCTTCTTCATCAAGTTTGTTCCACGTCAGAATCACTACTGTACTGGTATCGTACTTTTCTTTTAGCCCTTCTATTATCTTGTCTATTTCTTTCATAGTCATTTTGCCGGTATCTGATTCGTATGTTGCACCACCGACTCCCCAATTCACATTACTTACGCCGTACATGAACGCTATATAGTATTTAGTCATTGTCAGCCCTCCTATTTTTCCACGATAAACTCAACATGGTAGCTATGCCTTGTACCGACTACTCGATATACCGCCTCTGAATCATAATATTTCATCATTAGCGATAACATTTTGCACGCCATAGTTAAAAAGCAAAATGCCAACTTGCGAATAATCTTATATGCAATTTCTTTCACTCACTATTCCTCCACGCCCATATCATCAGAATCACGCACGCTGGCGCACAAAACAAAAAGCCTGCCGCTAGTGCTTGCCAATGCTCAATCATTTTTAACACCGATACTTATTAATGCTTCACCTGTATCAGCAACCGCAACGCCGTTAATATGATGAATTTCTATCTCATGGTTATTTATTTTGATTATCAGCACTTCTTTGTCATCATCGCATTGATTCAGCTGTTCAGCTAATTCTTTAACTGTCATTTGCCACACCTCCGCGCGTATCTGTTCCAACGCTCCGCAACTTCTTCCACAAACTGCCGCTGACATTGCGTTTTATTCCAGCAGTCTAAACAGCCAACCAGCCACCATCTCTGATTTGCTTTGCGAACGCTTGTCTTTGTGCTGTCACACGACGGACATGGCAGAAGTGGTATTTTTTCCAATTCTTCATCTGTCATTTTTTCTTTGCTTTCTCTTTTTCAACGAATCGTTTAAAAGCCTCGTGCCGTTCCCACATTTCTTTCTTGCGTTGCTTTCGCTTTCGTATTTGTTCTACTGGCTGAACGCGAAACGACAGCCGTTTAATCATCGACAATCACCGCCCTATGTGCTAATAAATCACATAAAACACCGTCCAGGAATATCAAAGAGTTTCCACTTTTTCCATTGTTCCACCACATTAAACCGCACGATTCAAACGAAAAAATAGATTCTTTAACTTGCCCTTGCAAATCTTTCACTCTAAATTTTTCACCCAGCTTCTTCCCAAATAACTGAGCTACTGCTTCCATTTTATTTTCTTCCATTTTCCCCACGCTCCAATCGCTCATAAATCATACTTGCCAATATCAACGCCAACGGCTTTCATTTACTCCCACGTTCCTATCCAAATTATTATTAACACGCTCATAATGAAAAAGCATATGTCGTTGACTGTCATTCTTCGACACCTCCCTCACCACGGCAATTCATTCAACGAATCCTGCTGCTCGCGTTCTTCTTCCTGCAACTTCTTATGCAGCATTTTCAGCCCGTCAGCGCAATCACCAACTTTATTACAGATACGCTCTGTGTTCGTTTCTTTTGCGTATTCTTTGACGGGACACATAGACAAATCGTCACATCTTATTGCCCCTTCAATCCTTTGCCAAAACACATCAATCGTCATTGCTTTCACGCTCCTTTCAACTAGGAAAATATTAGCCGTTTTTCCTAGCTACATTTTCAGCTAGGAAAATATCGCCGTTTTTTCCTAGTTACGTTCACGCTCCAGTTCATTAAATACTCCTTCAAGCCTAGCTGCTACCGACTTAAATCCAATCTGTATGCAAATATCATGTAACGCATAGGCTTTAATCATTACTTCCTCTGCTTTATTCTCAACCTCTTTGCTAATTACATCATTAAGCACAGCTCCAACTACATGAGATAATTCTTCGATAGTCATATCTTTTATTTTCAAATTCGCAGTTCTGATTTCGCCATCGGCTTTTTCGATTTCTACAATCAATTTTCCTTTAGTCATTTTCGCTCACCTCATTCAAATACTATCTGCCCTGCCGCTATTAAATCTTCCGCTGATTTGTAGCCGTGTAACTGCGCGTGATAATTCGTTATGCAGTATTCCATGTACTCGCCGCATATCAGACACGTCCCGGCACGCCACCGCGAATTATGTCGCGTGTTTTGCAGGTCGTTCCACGCCTTTGCTTTGACGCGCTGCTTTTCGATATCGGCACACGCTGCGTTGTGACAGGATTGTATCTGCTCAACCAGGCCACTTGGTATGCGTCTTGTTGTCGACTTTTTAATCTGTCCCATTTTGGTAGTACCCCCGGCTAGCATTCTTGCATAAAACTTTCTGCCGGAGCTTTCGTCGTTCATCATCGTCATAACCTAGCATTGCAAGGAGCGTTTCGCATGCCTGCTGCACGTCGCATGCTTCTTCTGCTACACGGTCTGTAGACTCGCCGTCATTGTATGCGTCAGCTACTTCCCGGATTTCCTCAAAAATTTTGTTTATCTGCTGGCCGGTACTGGTCTGCATGAATCTGACGGCCGGCTTTAACTCTTGACCAAGATATTTCTCTGCTACTTCCCTGGCGTTTTCTCTTGCCTTGTCGTACCCTTCGGAATAGCCTTCTTTGTAGCCGTCATAATACCGGCGCATACCCTCAACTGCTGCCTCTGCCATCTTGCTTACACCCTGCATGATTTCCTCTTTGCTCTCTAACATCAAATCTGCCCCCTACTTTCCTTTTGTGCCCGTACACATTGCCCCTATAACAAGCGTCTAACGTCTTGCCTATATAGTTATATACCCTGCATTAGTTAGACGCTCAGAACGGCTTATTTTACTTTGATACCCTTTGCCTGCAATCTCTCAACGTGACTTTTGTCAAGCCGTTTATAAAGTTCGTCACAGTCAATTCCTGTTTCTTCTTTTATCATGTCAAACAAGTCTTGAATCTGAACCCGGTTAATCATCATATCATCACAGAACTCAAAAAACTCCTCCGCTAATTCAAGCAGGCGTTTCTTGCCGAATCCTCTTTTTATCCGGGCATACGCAAGAACAAGCGTAAACATTTGCCCCTGCATTTCACCCTTTGTACGTTCTATGTGCTCTCGCTGTATATCTTCTATTGCGCTGTCAGTCGCTTGTATTGCTCTCTGTTCGATAGCCTGCAAGCCCTGCTCTATATTGCCGGTCTTGGCTAAATCTCTTGCCATTCTCCGGCGTTGCTGCCTTGTAAAACTCATTTGTTTACCTCCACCCCTTCACAAGCTCGTCAGCAATAATGTAATTCACTCTATGCTGTGACCGCTGGATAATTCGCCGCGCTGTCCTTCTCGGCATCTTATCCGCCAGTAATTTTTTTAGTGCCCTCTGCTGTCTTGCCAGTTCGCTTTCTACCTGCTCCCTGCCTTGGTCGCTCAAGTCTTTTAGCCACGGATTATTTATTTCTACTTTTGGCAACCGTTTCATTTACTCGCCTCCAAATCAATACGGCACATCTTTCCCAAAATGCCCATCGTCAATGTAATTTGCAAAGTAACTCATAGTCGGGATAAATGTCAGCAAGACAGAACCACATTCGCCATCTCGTTGTTTAGCTATATTGACTATGGTTTTATTGGTAAGTTCCACCGTCTTGTTATCACCACTTAATTGGCTCTCACGATGAATCAGCAAAACTTTATTTGCGTCTTGTTCGATTGAACCACTCTCCCGCAAGTCAGTGAGTCTTGGTGACCTGTTTTCTTTGTCATTTGCTCGGCTCAACTGGCTAAGAAGAATAATTGGCACTTTCAATTTGACCGCAAGATTCTTAATTGAGCGCGTTATGTAGCTTATTTCTTGCACTCGTCCTTCATTCTTGTGACCGCTACTCATCAACTGCAAATAATCGATGATGATAACATCAAGACCTTTCTGACGTTTCCATCTTGTCGCTATGCTAGTGACATCGGCAGGTGTCAAATCCCCTTGCGAGTTAATCGCTATCGGCAACCTGCCAACATCATTCAATGCTTTAACATATCGCGTCCAATCGTCCGGTGTCATCTCGTCTGGCCGTTTTAGCTTTTCCCCTGCTATTTTCCCAATCCGCGAAACAAACCGCCCCATCAATTCCTCGTGACTCATTTCCATTGAGAACATAAGTATTTTCTTCCCACGCAATGCCATATTTACCGCTATTGTCCCTGCTAAAGCTGTTTTGCCATGCCCTGGCCGACCTGCAATGATGATAAGCTGACCACCTTCAAGGCTCGTTATCTTGCTATCTATATCTTTGAGTCCTGTATTTAGCAACTTATCTTTTTGCTTTAGCCGTAGGTCTACGAGTCCAGCAAAATCAATTGCACTTTCTTGGGCTGTCTTTGTGCTTTCACCTGCAACAATAGTCATTCCCGATATATCGCTTGCAAATTCTACAGCTAATTTGTCCGGCTCTTGACTCATATCACTAGCCGAGGATTGCAGGAGTTGTGCTTTTTCTATCAACATGCGCCGTCTTGCATAATCTGCGACAATCTTTGCTTGTGCCACAACATCAGCCACATAACACGGCTTGCACAACTCTGTTATCATCGGCAATCCACCAACTTTTGACAGCACGCCAGCACCTTTGAGCGATTCAGCGAGAGTAACCATATCTAAAGGTTCATCAGCAATTATCATCTGCGTGACGGTTGAATATATCATCTTGTGTGTTTCCCGATAAAAATCATCAGCCTTAACGATACGAGAAACGTCCTGCCACTTCTGTGGCTTTGTGATAATGACATTCAGTATATCCTTCTCAGCCTCGATATTGTATAATTCCCCCACAATATCACCCCATCGTTGCTTGCTCCTGCTGTGCTGCAATCTCAGCAAGCCTCATGTCGCGTTCTCTTTGCTTGCGAAGGCGTTCTTCCTCACGGCGCATAAACTCGGCACCGGATATTTGTTCTTCCGGCTTTGGTGCAGATATGCTTACTTGTTGCTCATCTTCCCATCTGCGCCCATTAAGATAGCTTGCGGGATAGGGGATGAACTGACCGCCCTGCTTTTGCCAATCCATTGTTTGTTTCTGCCACTCTAAAGATTTCAGTATGGTTTCAAGAAGTTCTGGTGTAGGCTTTAGTTTCTTAAAGGCAGCAAATGCCTTGGCTTTATCCTTCTTCTTGGGATATGCCTTGTAGAAGATAGTGAACATTTCTTCGTATTTAGCGTCTTTTCCCGCCTTTGCGCTTTTGCGCATATTAGAGTCAATGGTATTACTATTGGTAGATACTGGTATAGGTTTCGCATTTTCACTAAATGTCATTTTGTGAATCTGCGAAATGTCATTTTGTGAATCCGCTAAATCGTGATTAGCAGTATGCACTAACTCATTGCCTTTATCTGATAATGTGTACCACAACGTTCTATCAAAAGCCATCTTATTGAAGTTGCCTGTCAGTAAGTACCCATCGTTAATCAACTTCTTCAATATCCGTTCAATCTTCCATCTGTTGAAGAAGGGGAACATATCTTCCATTGCTTTTGTGGAGTTGTATGTCCAGTATCTTCCCTCATGAAAGTTTTCCCCATTAGCTTCATTTCGTCTTATCCACCATGCAAACTTATCAAGGATAACGGCTGCTTCAACACCCACTGCCTTTGCTACTTCTTCATCAAACGAATATATCATGGAGTTATCCCTTCTTTCTTTTTCAGCACCCCCGCATCTTTTAGTACTTCATTTTCTAAATTCATCCCATAATCGATGATACTGTTTACCTTTCTAATAAGCGTATGTACTATCTGTTCCAGCTCACAAACGCAACTTTCAGCATCTACATAAACCTCGCTTGCAGTAAACCTCACAATATGGATGCCGTTCTTCTGCAAGAATCTCTCACGCTGATAATCGTCTAACCTCTGAGCTTTTGTCTTATGGCTTTCCTGCCCATCAACTTCTACGGCCACCCGTAAGAATAAATCTTTAGTATTGTCGATTTTTTCTTCGTACAAAAAATCCACTATATATCCGGCTATTTTGTACTGCGGCTTCAAAGGTAATTTATCTGGCGTGACAAGTGGTATGTGGCTATCCACTCTCCATGTTTTATCATGCGCAATATACGCATCATAAAACATTTGCTCAATCTCGTTCATTTTGTTACCCTCCGTAACTATTTAAGCAAAGAAAACATTGTCACGTTCTTCATTGGTCAGCCCAATGTGATTAGTAATAAACTTAATCTCGGACTGCCGGAACTCTGTTCTGCCGTTCATTTTATCGTAGAAGCTGGTCTGCGAAATTCCTGCTGCCTTTGCCAAATCTCGGTTCGTGAACCCTGCTCGGCGAATATACATCTCAAGCAAAAGTTTATTAGTCATATCCTTACACCTCTTTTCTGTTACGCTTACCCCACATTGTTCTTTAGCGTTTTTATCAACACCTATAGGATAGCATCATGCAGCCTTTTTGTCAACGCTTTTCCGAAAAAATGACTGTACACCTTGAAAGTATGTCGTTTTTCCGTTGTCATTAAGATAAGAAAGGCGGTATACAGGAGGGCTTTTTGTTTTGCCCTCCTGTATTGACTCTACTCCTTTGTGTTCAACTTGTAAATTTTAGCAATTTTCTTATCAATCTTCACCGGCTGTAGGTGGTATGTTTCCATGAAATCTTTTTGCCCCTTAGTATGGCTCTCCTCATGGTGTACCCTGCATAACGGCAATGCGTCCAGTCCGATATGATTTATCTTGTCTCTGTACCCTTGACTACCTACGCTCTGAACGTGATGTAAGTCGGCAGGTTTACCACAGATACAACACTTTTTATTGACCATACATGCGTACAAATATTTGGATATATCTTCGCAATATTCAAGTGGAGAAATCCGCATAGGAACGTCATTTTTTACGCAAAATTCTATAAGATAGTCTATGAAATTCCGAGCCGTTGTTACATCGACGCTTGATAAAGAAAACAGTTTTCTCTCTTGTGATTCAAATCGAGAAAGCAGGAAATCCCACTTCATTATTTCCTTGGTTTCTTCAATATCATCAGCCTCATGTCTACCATTTACAAAATCAGAAATCTCTTTGATTATCGCGTAGCATTTGCGTCGCTGGTCTGGTGAAATTCTGCGTCCATCGGGCAGGATTATTTCCACTTTATCATAGAGCCTATCCAACGCATGATTGAGGTTAGGCAAGGCGGCATGTATAACCGCCTCGCCATTCTCTTTAATATCAACAATACGGCCAATTGTGTGCTCTTGTATCATGCGCTCTGCTCCATTACCCACGTTTCGAGATTATTCGCTAAGTCGCAAATCTCGTTTGTGGTCATATCTTTTGTTGACGTTTTGCCAAACTTAACGCCGGCTATTGCAGCTACTTCCTGGCCAGTCACTCCTATTCTGTTAATCTCTGCGTTGAGTGACTTAATAGCTTTCGCCCTAATAGCGTCAGCGCCATTGTTAGTATAAGTACCTGCGTTTTGTTTTTGCGTTGCCTGTGGGCGATTCTGTGAAGTCTGACGGCTATTTTTGATAGCGTCCTGTACTTCCTTAGAATCTACGTCCTTCTCATTGTCTAAGAGGAACAGCCCTTCCAGTGCTCTCTTACGGGCATATGTACTGGAAGTACCAGTAATCTGTGGTGGGGCCATGCTTGCTAGTTTATCCGGCTCAACCGCCTCACCGTATGCCTCAACGCTATCACCCGTCGCAATATCAATAAGTCTTGCGGTAGCTTTGATATAATAGCGATTGCCCACCTGCTTGCTTTCATCAGACAGAATACAGATAACTCCCTGCTCCTGTAGCAGTGGTTTAGCTGCCTGTAAAATTCCGTCAGCCGTCCTATATTCGTAGCCGTAACCCTTCTTGTCTTTTGGTGCGTTTATCCCTTGCTGAACCGCCATCAATGCGGCATAAATGCTTTTTGCCTCGCTCATGTTATGCAACCCCCTCAATCTTTCTTGCTATCTTACGAGCAAACGCCATCGGTAACTCCACAAACTTAGTTATTACTTTTCTTTCCCCGGCCTCATGGAAGATAATCCAACTTTTGCAGTGCATTAAACCGCTTGTCACGTTATATGTTGTCACTACCCATGTATCTGATTCTTCTTCGCCGTCCGGCCGTTCGATAGTATTACGGTCAATGTCAATAATCCGTATCATTTCATAACCAGTTTTTGCATTTATGGTTTCTTTTTCTTTGATATATGCCTTTACTTCTTCCGGCATGAGAATATCATCAATCATTGTCAGCACCTCCATAATGTGCTATACTAATAACGAACCTTCTTTTTAGGTATCACGAAAAACTGAAAAGCTACCTGGAAAAAGTCGCCTGCGCTTGGCGGCTTTTTCTGTTACAAACCGCGAATAACCATCATTTGAAATGCAATCCATATCCCGACTCCGACACTAGCTGCAAACAACACGCCCCAACCAAGGGGAGTAAAGAACGGCAATTTACTCATCATATTTACCAACCTCCTGCAATAAAATCTGCCATGCCCATAAGACATATTGACCACATAATTAACCCGATGATGTAACCTGCTACCCGAAGCAGGTCTTTTTTATTGCGCTTTTTCTGACGCGTGACTTCTTCCTCACGCCGTGTGCTCAGACTTACCATATAATGCCACCTCCAAATCTTTACGCGCTTTTTCTACAGCCTCATTAGCCGTGGGAAAGCATACGCCTTGCTCGACGTATTCACGCTGCGTCATGTTGCCCTCCCATACTTCTTCAAAACAATCCACATCATCATCGTAAGGAACATAGAAGGTATCACCGGGGCAAGGTACTTCCTTCCCCTGTAACTTCATATCTATCTCCCATGCCTCGTATTCTGTAAGATGGATAAACATATTAACACCCCCTTATACATAAGTTAAAAAAAATCAGCTACCTTACAGCGCAAAACTTTCGCAATACGCGGCAACATCGACACGCGAGGCATACTTTGGCCAAGTTCCCATTTAGATACTGATACTTGGGTAATACCAAGTATCTCAGCTAAATCCGCTTGCGACATTCTAGCCTTTTTCCGTAACTGCCTAAGTTTTTGGTTATTCATTATCTCCCCTCCTAACGCCTTAAGTTATATATATATTATCAAACTTTAGGTGCGAAGTCAACTATTTTTAAAACTTTATTTTGTTTCTTTGGTTGGTGACAGATTGTCACCAACCATTTTGCGGGCGTCCGCAAAATGGCATAAAAAAACCACCTCACATTAGAGGTGGTTATGTCTATAAATGGATAACGCCCCGGCAATTCGCTAAAAACCGGGGCTAGGAATTTGTTGAACAGTTCGGCACTGTCAGCCCTTAGTCGAGATTTAGCCAGGCATAGCAACGACAGACTAAGTAGCCGTGGATTATCACATATCTATTATATCATTTTCACAGCAGGAAGGGAAGTGATTTTATGCCATCAAAAAAGGGACGGCTTATCACCGCCCCCCAGGGATTTACATTTTCTGCAAAGCCTCACGAATTGCCATGCGCTCACGCTCCGAGCCTGCCTGTTCCATCATTTCCTCCAGGCGTTCTCTCATACCGTGACCGCTACGGCCACCCTCATAACCTTCATGAGAATAGCCCCGGCGATAGCTGCCGCCTTCACCGTCGTACTGGCCCATAGCATGAGAGTAACCACGGCGATACGAACCGTCACCATCGTAGGAACGATAAGCACGATTTGAGTGCTCCTCATTATACTTATCCATTTCCTCGATGATTTTTAATTTGCTTATGCCGGAAAGTGCATGTTTGACGGTTTCCACGTCAGAGGCCGACTTAATGCCCTTCTGCGCATAATCCTGTAGAATGTCGCACAGCTCCATTTCGAGCTTGCCCATTACTTGCTTTTCCATCACATCACCCCCTCAGCGAGTAACCGCCAAATCGGGGCGGCTAATAATAACATTCGCGTCCTCAACCAAAATGGGCTGGTCGCTGACATTGCGGACCGTAACTGTCTGACAGCAGCCTTTATAGATAGAGGCATTGATAGCACGGCTCACGTTGAAATACTGCTCAACCGCAGCCGGAGTAACACTCATGGTAGAGGCCGGGAGTGTTGCCCCATCAATGGCAAGTGCTACGGAGATTTCACCTACAGTACCGCCCGTGGGAATTGCTATGTTTGCGCCAAAGTCTACAAGATAATTGGCCGACTGGTTACGGTTACAACACGGGCAGCCCCGGTAGGGAACATAACCCACAAGAAGGAAACTGCCTGTATCGTCACGGTGTTTTACCAAACCACGCTCACAAGGAACAGGGGAATTGGTGAACACGATAGCCTCGCCGGGATTGACCGTCTGAACCGCCACATTGCTATACTCACTCAATTTCATCACCTCCATATTTCTCTCTTGTTGCAATGTTTCTCTTTTTGACATTCACGGATTCAGTAAACGCTCTTTCCACACTCCACCCAAGTTTTTTCAGTCTGTTATGGGTTCTTTTATAGTCTAGATTTAGCTCTTTACACCAATCGTCTAGAATTTGTGTTTTGCCTTTATAAGTCAGCAGTAAGTTATTGTGTGTATTCCTGCTCTGTTCAGATTTTGGAATCCATGTGCAGTTTTCTGGGCAGTAATCGCCTTCATAATCACGCCTCTCTATGGTTAGATTATCTGCATATCCGTTTTCCATTGCCCATTTAGCAAACGTCGAAAACGATTCTTCCCACTCCTTGCACATAGAAATACCTCTAGCACCATAATACTTATATTTATTAGAACCACTATACACACAGCGGCTCTTAATACCCGTCCACTCTTGATATAAGCGTGTATGTGTCATTTTATGAGTTGAAAAGCGTTTATGGAGAGGGCATTTTCTCCCACAACTCTTTACCGCTCCACTCTGCAAGTTGCCCGAACGGACATAGGTTGTATTACCACAATCACATTGGCACTTCCACACAGCTCGCCCTTGTGGTGAGCTTTCAACCCTCTCTAATGCTACAAGGTGCCCAAATCTTTTTCCGCGATAGTCATTGGCTTTCATGGTTATCCCCCTTAACTGTTTGTTATGATTTTAACTCTATTCTATCACATTTACAGTTAAGTGTCCACTCAGCCATAACAGCCACCCCCTTTATGCGCCGCACCCACCAAAGCCGCCGCAACCACAATTCGGATTAGGCACTACATAAGCGGGCTGCGCCTTCGGGCAGCACTGACCCACTACATACTGAGCCTGCTGATTCTGCCCCTGCAAGATAGCAGCCGTCTGAGCCGTCTGACTTGCTGCCAGGTTTGCCATGTTAAGCTGAGTACGGAGCTGGTCATTTTCACGCTTGACGTTATCAAGTTCAAGCTGACACAACTTATCAAGTACGCCCTGGAAACCCTGGGTCTGACTCTGCACAATAGCGTTGGTGTTCGCCGTATTCTGTGCCATCAAGTCGCGGAGGCCATCATTAACCGCTTGACGGTCTGCACACGCCTCTGTAGCAATGGCGTATTTAATATCAGCCTGTCCTGCGCGATTGTCGTTAAAGCCCTGCTGATTAGCCATTGCAAGCTGATTCAAGCCAAGAGCCAGCGTATCTTTCGCACCGCCGATAGCCTGCGTCACACCGAACTGAGCATTAGTAACTGCTGCCGTAATATTTGCATCGCCAGCGCAACGAGCAACCGCAGCGTCAGCAAAGCCATTGCCAACCTGTGCCTGCAATGCTGCAATTGAACTCTGCGTAGCTTGCTGGTCAAAGCCTCTCTGCATGTCAGCCGTAGCACCAATGTAAGGCATAGCACCGCCACCACCGTAGCCACCACCGCCCCAATTGCCGTTACCCATGAAGGCAAAGAGGAACAAAATTATAATCCACCAGGCGCAGCTATCATTGCCAAAGCCCCACCCGTTGCCGTTGTTGTTCATCACTGCGGCCACATCAGCCGGACTCATACCGCCGTTTTCAAGTGCCATAATAATAACCACCTTTCGTAGAGTGTTTTTATATCAACCTTGCGCAAGTGTTGATTACATTTTCATGCCGCTGAAACCGTTGGCAATTTTGCGGAACTGCTCAAACTGCTGTTGACTCATTTTGCCGCTGTTAAGTAACTGCTGTACCGCTTGTTGCGGATTGACATTAGGATTCTGCTGTAACCAATTCTGCCGGAATTGATTAAACTGCTGCATTAACTGTAGAGGATTCATTTGCTTTTACCTCCTTTTTCTGCCGGAGTCTGTGCGCTCATAAGAAGTTGTTGCAGGTTTTGTAACTGCTGACTCAGCGACTCAAATTCCTTCCGCGAAACCATGTCACTATTGACAGGTTGAGGCGTGATTTCTTTTATCTCAAAGGTTCGCATAGGGCAAGGCATACCGTTTACGTCGGTACTTTTAAACCACATGCGGCCACTGTCCAGGTCAACAAGATTGACGGTATTACCTGCCGCCACAGGATAAGACGTTGCCCCTGCCTCACCATTGATGAATACCGTCATTACACCGTTAGCGGAGGTCTGCGCCGCGTTGGTGGCATAGCCGCCGTAGTTTCCCCATTGTCCTGCCATCTTTGTTCCTCCTTCTCAAAATAGTACATAGGCACTTCTTCGCCACTGTCCCACGAGTCGTAGTAGTCACCATCTACCACGGCCACAACGTGAGAACCGGTCGCGAGAATATATTTGCCGGTCTTATGCTCATTAGCAAAATCGGCTATTGTATAACAATCCGGGCATGAATCGGGGATAGCATGACGGGAAAAGCCGTTCTCTTTTAGGAACTGCCCCCATACGTGATTGATTGAAGGCATGTCTTTTAAGGCATAGCCTTTCATGACAATGCCTAAGTACGCCTTATCCCAATCAATATCCATCACCTTAGTGACTGCCCTTATAACACAGTCACCCGCCCGTTTGCTAAGAGGGTTAGGATTATACTCAACGAACACCGCAAGCACCTCCCTTCCCTTCTATTGTCTACGAATTTCCCACACAAATTCGCCACAAATTAGCTATATTTTCGCCACTTTTTCATAAGCCTCTGACAGATAATTTCTTACACAGGTCTCTGAAATAGACAGCCGCATAGCAATTATGGGAACACTTACCCCACTTGCTATATGTAGCCGCAGCACTTCTTCCTGTACTGGCGTTAACATATCTTCATAAACCAAAGTCTCAAACTCTTTCCGCGTTGACTTTTTCAGTCGCGTCCTTGCGTCCTTCGATTTTTGGTTCATACCTTGTATGCTCCTTTGCTATTCAGTTAAATAAAA